CTAGGGCATAAGACCGCCAATCCCGCCATTCCTCTGAATGCCCTCTTAGCTGTGATTGAACGAACCCTATCTTTATACCTCTTAGACGGCATAGGATTTATAACGAGTGAATGGTTAGGCTGAGTGATATTTATTCCACCGGTTAATCGGTTAAGCTGATGATTCATTTTAATCTTTTAATCGAGTGAGCTTGTAGGCTGATGGAGTAGTTGTCCTGGTTCATGCCGCCTTAGCGGTTTGGCGGACTATTGCGGTAGCTTTAGCTATTGGGCCGGCTACGGGCCAAAGCCTTAGTCCGAAGGACAACTACTTTTCAGCCTGTCTTTAGTCTAGAGAGTAGTAGTGTGTATACTATATAAGGCCGACACTACTACTCTTTCAACTATTTAATTAACCTATTCGCTTTTCAGTTGGAGCTTCAAAGAATAGATATTCTGATTACCTGGACCATTCTTTTCGACATCAATTTTACTTTTTGAGAGGTTATATATGCTCGCCCACATGGCATCGGTAATCTTGTTATTTGTCTGCTGTTCTAAAAGTTCAATAACTTTTGATTTACCGATAATCGGCTTATCTTTTAACAGGGTCAAAAACTTCTCGGATAAGGCCTCATTAATCTTTTTTTGCTGGGTGGATATCTGACCTGGCTTTCTGAACTTAGCCTCGAGGTCGGGCTTATGCTCGAAAAGGGGGAAGGTTTCAGCGGAAAATTCGAGGACTTTTGGAGGTGAGAATGGACAGTTTCGGGAGGTGGTTTCGAGGATAAGGTGTTCCTCCTCCTCGTGGGAAGTTAGGGTTAGGATAGCATCGGGATCACGGGCAAAGACACCTGAGCCACTCGCTCGGTCTATATGATCGGTTTCTGACTTGTTACCCTTCGAGAAGTGGTGAGCGAATACTATAGCGGCACCTGTTTCCTCGGAGAAATCTTCGATTAGATTGACTATTTCGCCTACCGCCTTGGCATCGTTTTCGTCTATACCGGTTGCCAGCTTGTAATATGGATCAAGGATAATCAGTTCGTAGTTTCTCTTTTCCACTCGTATCTTGGTCAGGAGATCCAACAATTCTGTTCGGTGACCTCGTAGTGGCCAATAGTCTAGGTAGTGGTTGCTGGGTATTTCGCCCTTAAACATCGCCTTGGCTACCCGCTTTATTCGATCCGTACCAAAGTATTTCTTAAGCTCGAAGTCCAGGTATAGAACCTTTGACTGCTTAACCGGCATCCCCAGCCACGGCATCCCATTGGATGCGGCGATGGCCAAGTTAATCAAGGACCATGTTTTACCGGCTTTTGAGGAGCCTGATATGATCATCTTGCATCCCTCGTGGAGGCAGCCCTCGATAATCTCCTCAAGCTCATTGGCTGGGTTAGTGGCGAACTCCATGCACTGGCCAAATGACATGATGTCGGGAAGTGGCTTGGGATCGTCATTCCTCGTCTCGATTGATCGGTTTGGCATATTGGTGACAGTTGGGGAGTCGAGCATATACTCGAGTTCTATGGCTTTTAATTGTGCTTTATAGTATGGGTCGTCTTTAGGTCTCATTATTTTTTGTGTGATTTTTGATTAATGTTAAAATTAATAGGGGCTTTAAATTTATGTGATTTCTGACAATGAATATAGCATCGCCCTCATTCATCCGCTTAACCATATCCATCGCCTTGACTGGTTTAATACCTAATTTAATAAACCGTCGTACGATGGTTGCCTGAAGTAGGGTATTCGTCATTCCCGCCAAAATAGAATGGGTTGAATGGCGGAATACTTCTCTCCCTTTTCAGTCTTCGGTTTTCTCGTTCCCCAAGGGAGTCGGACTAGACCGAGGGGAGAGTTATAAATCGACGGATCGGCTCCGAGCTTCATACTCATATGTTTAAACTGATCGGCCTTACCAGGTATCCAGTCGTACCAGCAGTGAAGACTCTGACCTCCTGAATCGACTATCATCTTTAATGGGCAGATTGATTCGAGGGCAAGTGCCGGTCCAATCTGTTCTGCCTTGGTCCATGTTGGATCATCAATCTCGTGGACTAAATACATCCGCTCACCCGCATTCTCCTTTTGCCGAGGACCGATATCCTTGAATGGATTATAACTGATAAATTCCATCTGCCCTACCCCTTGGGAGATCCCCCAATCGCTCGCTGACTTGATCATGGTATTATATTTATCCGCCTGGATATTAATCCATTGGTCAGACTTAAAGAGTTTGGAAACCGCCTCCTCGGCATTCAAAGGAATGGCGGAGGAGCGGAGTTGGAGCATTTCGAGGTCTTCGGGTTTACCTTTTGAGCTTTTTGAGATTCCGGTATCAATTGATACTTTCTTGGATGGACTGATAATCTTCTCACCTGAGAGGATTTGATATGCACCGGTCAGAGCGTTTCGGATCTCGTTTGGCTGTAGTGGTCGGCGGGTAAATTCCTTGGCTACCTCGAGGCAGTAGTCATGTGCCTTTTCAAAGTCTGACTGATGGGATGCCACTCGGAGGGTCAGTCGGGCAATAAAGGTATGATGGCCAAAGTCTCCTTGCGGGAGTCGGTCGAAGAACCCCGCCATGTCTGCTGATAGGATAGCCATTAGTCCTTACTTTCCTCTTTTAGAAACTGAGCGATGTAGTCGGTAATTTTACCTATGGCCTGAGATTCAATCTGCTGAATAGTCTTTCTGTGAATCCCCGCCTTCTCCGCCAGTTCCCGTTGGGAGAATCCCTCGTGGTCGTCGGGAACTTTCTGAAGCATATTCTTCAGCTTGGCATCCACCGCCATCTTTTGGATGGTATTATTTGCCATCCTCCACACTCACCCATTTGTTTATTATTCCTTTAGGTAGTCCCGCCTCGGACACATGATTATCATTGGGGTCCGGTTCATATCCCTTCCTTGATACATGAACGATTTCAGTCAGCACTTCATGGGTATGTCCCCATCTTGTTATCGCCCATGCCTCATTGGCAAATCTGATATCATCGAATACAATTGTTTTCTTTCCGATATATGGCAGAGCCGCCTTGTATGCCAAGTCCACCCATATATTTGCATACGGAATATGCTTGCCCGCCGGTCCCTCTCTTCCCCAGCTTGTGCCAAGTGTTTGAAGCATCTTTCGGGCAGTGATACCTTCGGGAAATTGGGGTATTGGTTCTTCCTTGAAGTGGAGGTATCTTTCCCCAGGCAGTATGACCTTCAGCATTTCTTTTATAGGAGTGGCGAAGGATAAAATGACCGCTCCTTCGATTGTCTTGGCGTAGGTGGATTTACCCACGCCCTTCGGGCCGCATAGGCCGATAATTTTTGGTTTCATAGTGTGTAGAATAGTGAGTCGATTAGTGTTAAAATGACTGCGGTGACGATGTAAAAAAACATCAGCGTTGCCAGGACGAACAGAACGATAAATCCGATTGTTTCGAGGAGTTTCATGCGTGAACTACCTTATAAGTTGTTTTAGGTTTTGGCTTAGTTCCGACCACTGGTGGTATGTATTGAATCTTACCCTTCATCTTTTTATATCGATCATGCCTGTAAGTTCTCATAAACCCTCGCCGGCCATAGAAATTATTAACTCTACCAGTATCCTCGGTAATTCCTTGGCCGCTCATTATTTCTGCCCGAGGTAGATAAACCACTCGATTAATTGGAAGATTTGGGCGGCCTTTTACTTTAGGTTTTCCGCCAAACTTTAATTGCTTTTTTGTTATCCTCTTAGGTGTAAGTTTAGGTATCGATGCATAGATCAAGACCTTAAAGCAGAGGAATGCCATATCTACTAACTCAGAAAGGGTTTCATCATCTGTATCCTCTTTCAAAGTCTGCTTACTTATATTACCCTTAATCTTGAAAGTCAGCACTCCGTCCTCCTCTTGATTTGTATAGGAAAAAATTCCCATCCTTGTATATTCAAAATTAGGGAGCTTAAATTGTCCCTCGACAGCAGTTATTAATTGCTCAGGACTGGCAAGATTTAACAGGAAAGTACCTAATTTGGGGTCTTCAAAATAAAACTCTAAGGATTCATTTAATACGGGTAGTTCTTCAAATGTAATTTCTTGTAAATCAGTTTTATTAAGATCATCTGAAACTTCTTTTTGTACTACAATCTGCTCACCAAATTTAACATGATAGCGTTTTGAAAAAAAAGAAGTAAGGCCGATATGAGCATCGGTTTTACTCATCCAATTTCTTACAGCATATTCAAGGTTTGCATAATACGATTCCCATTCCCCATCTTGCACATCTGTGTAATCTAAATTTTTCAAAAATTTCATATCAATAATGGTTTTTAATCTCCCCCTCTGCCTCCAGCGGTAGTCCTGGCATATAGAGAGGTTCTTGTGTTAGTAGTTGGATCATTAAATCGAGTGCCGCCTGTCCCTCCGATTCGGCAACTTCAACAGTTACGGAATCGTGGACATGAAGTACGATGGGCAATCCGGCGGCCTCAATTCTTAGGAGTGCATCCGCCATGATATCTCTCGCTGTTGCCTGAACTAAATTCTCGGTAAGTAAGCCCCCATATAATTTCATCGCCCCTTGCCCTCGAACCTTCTGTCCAGTCAATTCCTTCCCATCATCCTTTACATTGAAATATCGGATCACATTCCCTGATCTCATGTGCATGACTGCACACTCGGGAGTCTGCTTGGCCACCTCACGGATGTGGTCCTCACACTTCTTCCA